ATCGTTGTTGCAGAAGTCGTCCTTGACGTGGATTATGTCTGAATATGGGAATGTAGCTATCACTCCGCTCTGCAGGCAGAAGCGCAGATATGGCTTCATGTCACTGTCATAAACGGCTTCAACCGATGAAGCAGAAATCGGGTATATCTGCTCTGCAAAGCCAAAATCATCTCTTATGATCAGTGCAAACGCATTGTTGTTCAGCTGATACTGCACAGCCATTTTCTGCAGCAGCATTTGTCCTGTCAAAAGTGGATTGGGCTCCTCAAGCAGCATTTTGATATAACGGTCGGGATTGACTACTAAAGAGTCTTTAGCCTCCCTTATCTGCTTTGCGTTGAGTTTCCCAACCGATCTCGCAAACGGCCTGATGCAGCTTCTTACAATATCGCTCTTATACAGCTGCCTGTTCCAGCTGTAGAATCCGTTTCCCCGTTCAACAATAAGTTCGTGCTTTGAAACAGTTTGAGTGGGAGATCTGGTAAAGTAATTCAAGATCTTTTTAACTGCACCCAAATGAAACACCCCCGTCATATCAAATTCATGTACTCTTCCCGGTGCCTTTCAAACGCCACATATGCGTCCAGCAGAGAGGCCGTTCCGTCAATGCGCCGTCTCTGGCTGCCGCCTTTAACAGGCTGGATATTGTCGTTCTTGTCAACTTCAACCGAAGTGTTTGACAGACACCATTTGAGAATAGGATTGTTGTTGTAATTGATGATCTTCGATTCCAGATCAGCTCCGAGTGACTTCATGGGAGATGAGAGCGTTTTCTTCCCCTGCACGACCCCTTCCATTGCCTCACTGCCGATAAGGTCCTTCATCTCTTCAACAAAGTATGTTGCAGACCAGTTGTCGTATCCAAAGAAAGATATGTATATATCGTGTTCCTGCTGGATCTCTCTGAACCAATCCACAATATGCTTGTAGTGGACCTTGTTTCCCGGACAGGTTCTTAGAAGTCCCATACTTTTCCAGGTGGAATAAGGTATCTTGTCGTCACGTTCCCGCGCTTCAAGAATATCCTCCGGGATCCAGTACATCTGGAGGACATAAATATGAGGGTCATCAGGCACCATAAATATGACAGTTCCGCATGTAAGGTCTATGGTTGAGGCGAGGTCCGCGCCGCCGATCCCGTATCTTGGCTTCAGAGCTGCAAGGTCGAATGTTTCAGTGTTGTTCAGCTGTTCAAATGTCAGCCATGCCTCCGATGTTGTTTCCCTTACGTTGAAGTCTTTTGTAACAAGATTCTTGACCAGAAGCGGGTTTGTCTTGGCTTTATCTACCTTGCCCTTAAGAATATCGAGACTTTTTATTGTCCCGAGCCCTGGGTTGGCTTTCTTCCAACAGGTTGGATTCTGCCATTCGCTGCGCTTGTCGAGCTCGTATATGATTGGAAGGACCCGCTCGTCATGGTACCCGCTGGGGTCATCGTATCCGTTGATTATCTGTTCGCATTCCTCGTATTTAAGGTCGAAGATGCCTTCACGCAGGGTTCCCGCCGTGGAGACTATGATCGATAGAGGCTGTTCCCTGGCGCTCATGCCATCGATAATTACGTCATAAAGATTTTTATCAGCAATGGCGTGCAGCTCATCTATCAGCGCACAGTGAACGTTAAGTCCGTCCAGGGTGTCACTTTCCGAAGAGAGCGGCTTGAATACTCCGTCGTTGGCTTCGCAGGTTATTTCCCCTACTAGCGTTTTCGCCCGTTTGGAAAGGACCGGCGACTTTTTTACCATTCGCTTGCCTTCAAGCCAGATTATCTTCGCCTGATCCCTTTTAGTTGCAGCAGATACGACTTCAGGTCCGTTTTCACCGTCCGCAAGAAGCATGTAAAGCGCGATCGCGCTGCCCAGGGTGGACTTGCCGTTCTTACGGGCTACGATCAGTATGAGTTCCCTGTATTTACGTGTTCCGTCTATCTTATGGACAAAGCCAAAAGTCGCCGCAATCAGCGCTTTTTCCCACAGCTCCAGGACAAAAGGTTCTTTGCCCATCTTGCCTTTGGAGTGCCGGCAGTATTTCTCAATAAAGGCTATCGGATGCTGAGCCTTATTTTCGTTGTATTCCCATTCGCTTTTTTTGTCATCGAGATCCCGGACCAGTTTTCTATAGACCTTGTAAACCTTTCGGCTTACGATCTCCCTGCCCGATCGTATTTCTTCCCAGTACTGACGGATAGGATTGACCCTTCCTGTGAGAAGTTCAGCGCTTTTTCTGGATGTGCTCTCTCTTGCCTTTTTACTCTTTCCCGTTGACGAAGGCTTCGAATTCATCTTCAGGCTCCTTCGGCGGCTCTTTAACGACAAACTCCGTAAGCTGCTTCATGATCCCCTGGTAGTTTTTGTTCATGGTGTTATAAAGCCTTGCTATAGGACGTTCCCGTTCGTATGGCTCAACATCCTTGCTCTGAGTGAATAATTCAGTGAACCCGTTTTCATCCAGATTTGCTTCCATGTCCTCAAGCGTGACACGCATAAACGCCGCCCTCCGGATAAGTCCTTCAATGGCGGCGCGCTCTTTTTCTGAAATCTCATTGTATATATTACTAACTCTCTTGATTTCTCTCTTGATTCTTTCATCTTTGCCTAACTCTTTCTTTTTCAAGTCACCGCCTCCTTTTTCGGGTGGGGGGTCACGCGCGCGGCCTGCGTGTTCTTCGCGTCTCCACGTTCCGGTCTGGCTTTTCGACCCCTCGGGGGTCAGATAGGGGGGGCTTTTACCTCAATTAATTGCCCATTTATGTCAAATTTTACGTCGTTTCTGGTAATTTCTTTGCCGAAATGCTCCCTGTTGTGGCACTCAATACATAATAATTCAAGGTTATCCCAGTTCAGTGTGATGTTTGGGTCGCTTACGTTCTCATCTGTGATATGGGTTTTATGATGAACAATGTAGCCTGGTCGTTTACATCTTTCACACAGATAGAAGACGGAAGCGGCATAAGCCTCCCTACATGCAACCCACTCTTTGCTTGTATAGAAATCTCTTCTTGCCATCGTTTTGACCTCTCGAATGCAACATAATTTTTAACGCTGAAAATGAACGCACCATAACGAGCCAACGTTACATTCATCCAAAATTGCCCTGAACATTGTCTATGGCGTTTCCCGGAGTCTCCCATGAGACCCCCTTAAACTGCGAATGCACCATAACGGGATTTTGTTGCATTGGGCCTGCTAAGGAGAAATGCGCTCAGTGACAGGATTTATTCAACCTGTCATACTGATTCCCTGATGCAGGATTTAATAACGTCAGCATTGGTTAAATACTGAGATCTCTTATGAGACCGTCTGTTTCGTCTTTCGTTATACCTATATAAGCAAGCGTGACCTCCGGAGATGAGTGATTCAGCAGATATTGAATACGAGTGATGTCTGTCCCGGCAGTATACAGAGCGTAACCAAAGGTCTTCCTCATCGTATGAGTTCCGATGCGGCTCCTGATCCCTGCTTCCTTTGCTGCCACATGCAGTGCTCTCCATGCCGCAGACCTTGTAATAGACCGGCTTCCTCTACCTTTTCTGGAAGGAAAGAGAGGAACTTTTGATCCTTCCGGAGAGTCCAGAAGTCCGGATCTTGTGACATATTCTTTTATCGCATCTTTTGCAGCTTTATTAAGCGGAATATCGCGAACTTTCTTCGTTTTTTTCTCGATTATTTCTATTGAATCTGCGACCCTGATCCGGCTGGGGATCGATTCAGGATCGAGTATGTCTTTTACCTTGAGTCTTAGAATGTCAGATGCACGAAGACCTGTGTTTGCTCCAAAAGTGAACATGGCCCAATCACGAAGATTTCTCCTCTTGAGTGCGTTCTTAAATCTTTCTACTTCCGTCTTCTCCCTAAGGGGCTGTACTTTCTGCATCTGAATCACCTCGTTCTTTTATCGCTTTTTCAATTCGCTCTTTAGTCATACAGCAGAACTCTTCTGATAATTCCATCCCTATCCAGCGCCGTCCTGTCGCTTCACATGCTGCGGCAGTTGTTCCCGAACCCATGCAGTTA